CAATTGTATCTCGTTTAGATAAACAAGGTGCTATTGAAGAAAACGTAGTATTTGTAAATCGTGGTTTAAGTTTTGACATTGACAATATGCTAGGTGGATTGAATGGTTTAGGTACCGCTACGGGTGTTGCAGGTTCTGCTCCTTCTCAAGGTGCTTCATTTGGTTTGTTTGACAATGATGTTGCAATGGCGTTAAACTTAGGTTTCACAGGATTCCGTAGAGGTTACGATTTCTACAAGTCTGATTGGAAATACTTAAACGATCCAACAATGCGTGGTGGTCTTAGTGCTACTGCTGCTACTGCAACAGGTACAATCACAGGTTTATTAGTTCCTGCAGGTTCTACTTCAGTTTACGATCAAATCATGGGTAAAAACGCTAAGAGACCATTCTTACACGTTAGATACCGTGCTTCTGAAGCTGAAGACCGCAGATACAAAACTTGGATTACAGGTTCTGCCGGTGGGGCACAAACAAGCGACTTGGATGCAATGGAGGTTAACTTCCTTTCTGAGCGTTGCGTATGTACCTTAGGTGCAAACAACTTCGTATTATTCCGCTATGGATAGTAGGTAAGAACAATAGAAATAGGGGCGTCTGTAATGGACGCTCCTTTTTAATAACTTTAATCAAATTAAATCTTATAAAATGTCAAAGAATATAACTCCAACAAACAAGACGTATAAATTAAAACAAGGAAGTCCATTGTCTTATACGCTTGCATCAAGAAATCATCCTCGATTTCCTTTAATGCATTATGATGAGAAAACCAATGTAAACCGTTCTCTTAGATATGCAGTAAATCAAAAGTCTCCATTTGAAGATGAGCAAGATGGAAATGCAATTTTAGAACCTGTAGTATTTACTGATGGTCTTTTACATGTTCCAAAAAACAATCCTGTACTACAACAATTTTTACACTACCATCCATTAAATGGAATTATATTTGGAGAGGTAGATAAAGAGAAAGAAGCAAGTGAAGAGGTTTACGAATTAAACATTGAGGTTGATGCCTTAATTGAGGCTCGTCAGCTATCAATAGAGCAGATAGAGATGATAACGAGAGTTATGTTTGGTAAGGACCCATCCACAATATCAACAGCAGAACTAAAAAGGGATATATTGGTATTTGCTAAGAACGATCCAAAAGAATTTTTAAGTATAATCAATGACCCCGAGTTAAAGTTTCATGCAAAAGTTCGTCAGTTTTTTGACAACAAATTGTTGGTACTAAAAAATAATGAGAAAGAAGTATGGTTTAATACCGCAACTAATAAAAAGAAAATGATGTCTGTTCCTTTTGGCGATGACGCTTATGAGGCAGCAGCATCTTACCTTCAAAGTGATGAAGGTATAGACTCGTTAAAAATGTTAGACGCGTCAATGTCTTAACATGTGTTTTTTGATTTGTTTTGTTTAATGATTCATGTACAATAGGGAGCGTTTCTACGCCCCCTTTTTTTTTGTATATTTGTAAAAAAGTGACCAATGATTAATGCCGTAAGAAATACAGTTTTATCTGTTCTTAATAAAAATAACTACGGATATATATCTCCATCTGATTTTAATTTATATGCTAAGCAAGCTCAAATGGAAATGTTTGATGAGTATTTTAGTAACTATAATAAGTCTATTAATATGGAGAATAATAGAATATTAGGAACTGAGTATGCAAGTTTAATTGAGAATATTACAGAAACAATAGAGCATTTTTTAGTGACTAATTTTTTAGTTCCTGTAGATACCACTGGATTTTATACAAATCAATTTTATACACCAACATTAGCTACTGTAGGTAATGATATGTATATGGTTGATAAGATACTTTGTTTTACAAAAATATTAGCTAAAAACTATAATGATGCTATTATCCCTTTTGAGTTAGTAGATAGTACAGCAAATTTTATTACTGCAGGCATTTCTGTAGGAGATATAGTTGTAAATGCAACTACATTTCAGAGTTCTTTTGTAACAGCTATAATAAATGCTAATGAACTTTCATTGTACGATAATATATTCCCAACATTTACTTTAGATGACTATGTAATTTACTCAAAGAAGAATGTTCAACAGGCAGACAAGGCTTTAACAAGTAGAATAACATTGATTAATAATTCTACGTTAATGAGCCCAAACTTATTATTCCCTACATATACTCAATCATCTGAGATAATAACTCCTTATCCTGATACGTTGAATACTTATGGCTCTATACAATGTACGTATTTTAGATTTCCAAAAGAACCAAAATGGACATACATTACACTTGCAGCAGGCGAGCCGGTATTTGATCAGACGCAACCTGATTATCAAGATTTTGAATTACCGCTTGAAGATGAATATAAATTAGTAATGAAGATTCTTCAATATTGTGGTATTTCTATAAGAGAAACAGAAGTAGCTCAGTATGCATTAGGTCAAGAACAACACGAACAACCAACATTCAGTCAAAAAGAATAATAGCAAATGGCATATATATCAGATTATCAATACTACGCAAATTCAGGTAATACACCCCAAAACGCAAATTGGGGTTCATACCAATATGTTAGCCTTTATGACATAGTGAATAATTTCATGCTAATACATACAGGTAATCATTCATTAATAAATAATGAGGAAAAGTACAAGATTATATTTCATGCTAAAAGAGCCATACAAGAATTAAACTATGATGCATTCAAAGAAATTAAAGTACTTGAATTATCAGTAGTAGATTCATTAAGGTATGTTCTTCCACAAGATTTTGTGAATTGGGTTAGGATATCTTTATATAAGGATGGATATCTAAGACCATTGACTGAGAATATTCAGACTATATCCTCAAATGCATATCTTCAAGATAACCAAGGAAACATTTTGTTTGACCAATTTGGAAACATTTTAAGACCTCAAGACTCAAACATTGATTACGATAGAATACACAAACTCAAGAAAAGTATATACTTAAACGAAGGACATCAATTTAATGGTCAATGGGGATGGTATGTAGACGGTATGTGGTACTTTGACTATGGTATAGGTGCTGCATTTGGATTGAATACAGAAACGGCTAATTTTAATCCTACGTTTAATATTGATAAGAAGAATGGTGTGATTAACTTTGATTCAGGAATGTCAGGTCAAATTTGTATTCTTGAATACATTTCTGATGGTATGGAAAATGGGGATGATTCTTTAGTTACAGTTAATAAGTTGTTTGAGCAGTATATCTATGCAGCCATTAAATTTGAGATGTTAAACTCAAAGCTTGGTGTTCAGGAGTATATTGTAAATAGAGCAAGAAAGGAAAGAGGTGCTTTACTTAGAAATGCAAAAATCAGAATGAGTAATATTCATCCCGGTAGACTATTAATGAATCTTAGGGGTATGGACAAGACAATAAAATAAAATGCCAAATCTTACAAGGAGTTTCTTAGCAGGAAGAATGAATAAGGTCTATGACCAACGTGTAATCCCTAATGGAGAGTACATAGATGCCATGAATATACGTATGGGTTCTACAGAGAACTCTGAGATTGGAGTAATCGAAAATACTAAAGGAAACTCTGCTCTTACTTTATTGACATATATAGATGGCACGCCATTGAGTTTAGATGCTGTTTGTATAGGAGCAATAGCCGATAGTGCAAATGAAACTATTTATTGGTTTGTTCATGACTCAAATTTTTCATCTTCTCCAAGAACAGGCAAGTTAGATATGATAGTTTCTTTCGATGTACTTACAGGTATATTGACCTACCATATTATTAGTATTGATGATGGATCAGGATTAAGAACTACTTTAAATTTTAATCCACAATATTTAATTACAGGTGTTGATAAGATAGAGAATTTAATATTCTTTACTGACGACTACAATCCTCCAAGATTTTTTAATGTAAAGCCATTAACTAACAGGTATCCAAATCCTATTGCATACATAGACCAATTTAGTGCAGAGTGTTTGCTTGTAGTTAAAAAACCTCCTATTGCATCGCCCGGAGCTCAGCCTATAATTACAGGTGGTCAGCAAAATTATATGGATACAAGATTCATATGCTTTGCTTACAGATATAGATATGCAGATGGAGAGTATTCAGCTACATCTCAGTGGTCTGCTCCTGCATTTGTTCCTCAAAATTTTCAGTTTAGTATAAATAGTTTCTTGAATGAGGGCATGGTTAATTTATGCAATGCCGCAACAATAACTTATAATACAGGAGGTCCGCTTGTAGTTGGTGTAGATTTATTATTCAAGCAAGCAAATAACAACATAATAAAAATAATAGAGAAGCTTGATAAGAAACATTTAGGATTGAATGATAATACTGACTATAACTATTTCTTTGATAATAGCAAGATATTTACAATACTTCCTGAGTCTGAACTTTTAAGGTTATTTGATAATGTTCCAAGATTTGCAAAAGCTCAGACTATTATGGGCAATAGGCTTATGTATGGGAACTATGTTGAAGGATATGATTTAATTGATAATGCAGGATTGCCAATAAATCTTAATTATTACACAAACCTTGTTACTGATCTAATAGGAAATACAATTTTAAATGACTACACTACTTCAGGTAATCCATATACTGTAGATGGAAGCATAATAGTTGCTAACTCAGTAATAAATGTAGACTTTACTGATATTGCATCAAATTTAAAAAATGGAGCATCGTTCTCATTAGATATAACAGTTTTACATCATGACCCATTTACCGGCCCTGAGACCGCAAATATGGCTCAGACTACTTCAAATGTATCTGTAACATTCTTTTTTACACTTGCTCGAGATTATACATCAGTATATCAGATGGCAGTAAGTCCTGAGTTTCAAAATGCTGTTGGAACACTTGCAAACATACTTCCTGTGTATGACCCTACAGGTCTTACAAATCCCTGTGATGGTTTTACATTTACAGATAGGTTGAATTGCGCATTGCCAAATCAACTTGCACGTACAGTTGGCTCTTCATTATTAAAGTACGCAAGTGGTATATCAGCAAATGGTCAGCCTATTAAAATAATAACAAGTCCAATAAGCAAGGTTATAGGTTTTCAAATGATTGCTATGCAGTATGTCGATAACCTTGTTGCTCCTACTACATATGTTTATGAGTATTATGATGTGGTATCTGCAACTGCAACATTTCAAGAGATAGCAAGTCCAAAAAGCTTGCATAGTAATAGAGGTTATGAGATTGGTATTGTTTATATGGACGAATTTAATAGGTCAACTACAGCATTAGTAAGTTTAAACAATACACAATATGTTCCATGTTCAAATTCAGATACAAAGAACTCAATTCATGTAACTATACCAACCACGCAGATTGCTCCATATTGGGCAAAGAGATACAAGTTTGTAATAAAACCTGATCAAGAAAATTATGAAACTATATATAGTAATATATTTTTTTCAAGCCCAATAGACAATTCAGTATATTTTCTTCTTGAAGGAGAAAATGCAAGAAAAGTAGAGCAAGGAGATAGGTTTGTTGTTAAAAGAGATTCTAATGGTCCAACGCAAAGTTGCGTTTATGCAACGGTTCTTGAAAAAGAAGCAAAAGCTAAAGGATTTATTGAGCCTGTTTCAGGCGCAATTGTACCGGGTGGTGTGTATATGAAGATAAACCCAAACTCTTTTTCAGTAATAGAAGATTCATTAGCAATAGTTGCTCCGGGTACAATTACGGTTGAAGATATGCTTCATGGTAGTATTTTATATCCTATTATGGCATATCCAATGAATGTAGAAACTGCTCCGGGATCAGGAGTATGGGTTGATTATAATGTTCCTGCAGGAAGTAGAATTATGATAAATATTACTACTCAAAGATTGGGAATTGGAGCCGGAAATGGAGCTTGTGAAAGAAGAATATATACTTGGACTCAAGAGTTTATTTCATCTTCTACATATAATAATATGAGAGATTGGTGGAATGGAGATAATATACAAGAGTTTATAAACAATGGAATCTCAGATGTAGGGGCAGGTGGAACACCGATTACAAATCAATACTTTAATACTTTACTTGCAAGTCCAAATGACATTGGATATAATTTTGATGTAAACTATTGGCAGTTTGCAAAAGATTCAATAACAGGAAAGCTTACATTGTGCGTAAGAGCAGTACAAGCTTGCGGAGGAGTTCGTACAACTGGAAATAGAAGAAAATCGACGATAACAATGGACGTTCAGGTATTCAGAGCTGAAGGTACATTTGTTTTTGAAACAGAGCCTGATGATGCATTGCCTGATGTATTTTTTGAGAATGATTTATCACTTGAGATTGATGTAGATGGCAATCACATGGGTAACATTCAAAATCAAGATATAGGCGCAGGCATACCGGCTATAATAGATACTAAGTTTTTTAATTGCTTTGCTTTTGGAAACGGTGTAGAAAGTTATAAGATAAGAGATTCAATTACAGGACGTTCATTTAACTTAGGCAACAGGGTTACTACAGTTGCTTCTCAAGATTATAAAGAGTCTGATAGGTTTTCTGACATTACTTATAGTGGTATCTACAATCCTGAGACAAATTTGAATAAGCTAAATGAGTTTAACTCAGGCTTGCTAAATTACAAATATTTGGAAATTTCTTTTGGAGAAATATACAAGTTAGATGGAAGAGAAACTGACGTGCTTGTTTTGCAAGAGGACAAAATATCCTATGTATTAGCAGGAAAGAATTTATTGTCAGATGCAGCCGCAGGAGGCGCCATTACATCAGTTCCTGAGGTGTTGGGTACACAGATTGCAAGAACCGAAAAATACGGCATTAGTTTCAATCCTGAGAGCTATGTACAATGGGGTTACGATAGGTTCTTTACGGATGCTAAAAGAGGCGCAGTAATTCAACTTCAAGGTAATTCATACTCTAATGAGCAATTAAATGTAATCTCAGAGTTAGGAATGAGGACATGGTTTAGAGATACATTCAATGCATCATTTGCTACTCAGAAGCTTGGAGGATTTGACCCATACATGAATGAATATGTATTATGTATGACTGATAGAGAGTTGCCAAATAACCCATCATGCTTGGCTTGTGGTACATCTCAAACATTTACGTTATCAGGAACTACAACACAAACATAT